TAGGCAAAAAGAAGTTCTCATCCTTCTTGATGAACTCAATGCCGCGAAAACCAGGACAGCCGCTCAAACCGATTTCCTTTCTTTTGTTAAGGAAGTGTGGCCTGCCTTTATCGAAGGAAGCCATCATAAAATCATGTCCGATGCTTTTAATCGGATTGCCGATGGGAGTCTCAAGCGGCTAATCGTGAATATGCCGCCACGGCATACGAAATCGGAATTCGCATCCCATCTTTTTCCTGCCTGGTATCTGGGTAGGTATCCAGACAAAAAAGTCATTCAGACCGCACATACCGCAGAACTTGCAGTGGGCTTTGGTCGTAAGGTTCGTAACCTGGTGGGATCGGATGATTACCAGGCGATCTTTGCAGATGTGTCTCTGAGTACGGACTCGAAAGCTGCCGGACGCTGGAACACGAATAAAAACGGAGAATACTTCGCTATCGGTGTCGGCGGTGCCGTAACGGGTAAGGGTGCCGATATCCTAATCGTGGACGATCCACATTCCGAACAGGAAGCCGCCCAGGGTGATCCGGCAGTATATGATCGCACCTATGAATGGTATACGTCCGGTCCTCGTCAGAGATTACAACCTGGTGGTGCCATCTGTCTGGTGATGACGCGCTGGTCGAAAAAGGATCTGACCGGCAGCATCCTCAAGGCTTCCATCGAAAGGGGTGGTGCAGACGAATGGGAGATCATCGAATTCCCTGCAATCCTTCCTAGCGGGAACCCTCTCTGGCCTGGGTTCTGGCCATTGGATCAGCTAGAAGCACTCAAGGCCGAACTGCCTATCAGTAAGTGGAGTGCCCAGTATCAACAGGATCCGACTTCCGAAGAGGGCGCTCTTGTTAAAAGAGAGTGGTGGAAAGAATGGGAAGAGAAAAAGCCGCCTGCTTGTGATTTCGTAATTCAATCATGGGACACCGCGTTTCTCGCCAAGGAGACTGCCGACTATAGTGCGTGTACGACATGGGGTATTTTCACGACCGAAGATGGTGTGTCGAATATCATTCTGTTGGATGCGCTCCAAGAGCGACTTGAGTTCCCGGACCTAAAGACTCGTGCCTATGAGATGTATAAGGAATACGAGCCGGATGCGTTTATCGTGGAAGCGAAAGCTGCGGGCACCCCACTTATCTTTGAATTACGCCGGATGGGTATTCCCGTAGGTGAATACGTCCCCAGTAGAGGCAGAGACAAGGTTGCCAGGGTAAATGCCGTTTCCGATTTGTTTTCATCAGGACATGTGTGGGCACCCAAGACGAGGTGGGCGGATTTGGTCGTCGAGGAGTTTGCGGCGTTCCCGAATGGAGATCACGATGATCTTGTAGATTCCTCGACCCAGGCACTTTTGCGCTTTAGGCAGGGTGGCTTTATTTCTATAGATAGTGATGAACCGATGGATGAGATACTCCCAGGACGTAAGGCCGATTACTACTGATGAAAAAGTCGATTGCTCTCTTGTGTTGTTTTGTTGTTGGGGCGGCAGTCAGCGTGATCGGTACGAAACGTAAGGAACGCCCGGAGAGTCAGTTATGGGACGAAGCCAAATTCGAACGGCAGAAACTTCGTCACTTCCACGCACTGGAAGAAGCAGGCAGGGATCGGTTCTATACGGATGCTATTTTCAGGCGACACGATCCATGTTGCGGAACAGGTCGAATCAAAACGGCATCCGTGATCTGGGGTGATGGTCCAGGTACCGGAGATAGCGATACTGGCCATAATCATTATTGACCCCGGAGTTATAGTATTTCATCCTGTGTGCTTCATCTGCGAGAGGTTGATCCGTGGCCATAGATAAATCACTTGATGCTCTGCTGGGCGGGGGCGAAATGGATATGGGCCTGGGCATGGGCCTGGAAGAACTGATGATGCCCGAAGAGGAGATGATGCCGGAGTCCCTGGTTACCGAACTGGATGACGGCGGAGTAGAGATAGACTTCGATCCCATGGCTGATATGCGAGCCATGGCAGTCAAGTTCGAGTCGAATCTGGCGGAGCACATTGATGATAACGAGCTTCGCACGATTGCGCTGGATCTTGTTTCTAAGTTTCAGGCAGATAAAAGTAGTAGATCGGATTGGGAGCAAACCTACGAGCAGGGCCTGGATCAGCTTGGTCTGGAGATAGAAGAGCGCACGACCCCATGGGCTGGAGCTTGCGGAGTATTCCATCCAATGCTGTCGGAAGCGGTTGTCAGATTTCAGAGCCAGACGATTCAAGAAATCATGCCCGCGCAGGGTCCGGTCAAAACTCACATCTGGGGCACCTTCACGCCCGAAAGAGAAAAGCAGGCGAAGAGGGTGCAGGAGTATCTGAACTACCAGCTTTTAGAAGTAATGACCGAATATCGGTCGGAAACCGAAAAGTTGCTGTTCAGCTTGCCATTGGCCGGTTCCGCGTTCCGTAAGATTTATTTCGATCCATCACTTGGTAGACCGACTTCGATGTTCGTTCCTGCGGAAGATTTCGTTGTTGCTTACAACGAAGCCGATTTAGGTCAGGCCGAGCGGTACACCCATGTGATGAATCGGAGCACCAACCAAGTCAAGAAGCTCCAGGTAAGTGGGTTCTATCGTGATGTAGAACTCACGCCCTCCCATGCCGAAAGTAATCCAGTTACAGCTAAATATTTAGATATCGGAGGCGTGAAGCCGTCCTACGAAAACGACGAGCGGCATCAGCTTCTGGAGATGCACGTCGATCTGGATCTGCCAGGCTTCGAAAGCGCGGACGAAGTTGCGCTTCCTTACGTCATTACGGTCGATAAAGGCAACAGCACGATTCTGTCGATCTACAGGAACTGGGCCGAAGACGATCCGCATAAAATCAAAAAACAGCATTTCGTGCATTACGGTTACGTTCCCGGTATCGGATTCTACAATCTTGGTCTTATCCATATGATCGGTGGTTTGGCCAAATCTGCCACCAGCCTGTTACGTCAACTTGTGGATGCGGGCACCCTTTCCAATCTGCCTGGGGGACTCAAGACTCGTGGACTCAGAATCAAAGGTGACGACACGCCTATCATGCCGGGAGAATTCAGAGATGTCGATGTCCCTGGTGGCGCGATTCGCGACAATATCACCTTCCTTCCTTATAAGGAACCTTCTTCGGTCCTTTACCAGCTACTTGGTAATATCGTGGAAGAGGGCAGGCGCTTTGCGTCGATGGCAGATCTGAAAGTAGCGGACATGAATCAAGATGCTCCGGTTGGCACTACACTTGCCATTATGGAGAGGGCCATGAAGGTCCAGTCCGCTATTCAAGCGCGGATCCATGCGAGCCTCAAACAAGAATATAAAATCCTATCTGAGATTATTCGTGATTATACCGATCCCGAATATCCCTACGAGACGGACGAAGGCGAAGGTATTAAAGCCGAGGACTTCGATGACCGGATAGACGTGATTCCGGTTTCGGATCCGAATGCGTCTACGATGGCACAACGAATTATGCAGTACCAGGCCGCACTTCAGTTGGCGGCACAATCGCCAAATCTCTATGACATGCCTCTACTGCACAGGCAGATGATGGAGCTTATTGGTATTCCGAATGCCGATAAGGTCGTGCCGAACCAGGAAGAAGTGCCCCCGAAAGATCCGGTTACCGAAAACCAGGCGGTGCTTACACAGGAACCCGTTAAAGCCTATGAGTACCAGGATCACGATGCACATATGCGTGTGCACATGGTTCTTAAAAATGATCCGCAGATGGCGCAAGAAGTACAGAATAGTCCTGCGGGTGGGGCCATTATGGGTGCTCTCGACGCACACGTTCGGGAACACTTGGCGTTCGTATTCCGCAGACAGGTCGAAGACGAGCTTGGTGCTCCATTGCCGCCGGTTGGTGAGGATCTACCGAAGGACGTAGAGAAGAGACTCAGCAACTTGATCGCGGATGCCGCTGATCAGATGATGGGCAAGAAGCAGCAACAGCAGCAAGCACAAGAACAAGCCGCACAACAGGAAGATCCCATCGTTCAAATGCGCCAACAGGAGTTGGAGATTCGTCAGTCGGATGCACAACGGAAGCAGCAGACCGATACGGCGAAGCAGCAGTTTGAGCAACAGAAACTCGCGGCCACTCAACAGGTTGAGCAACAAAAGCTCGCGGCCACCCAACAGAAGGATGCGGCGAAACTTGATATTGAGCGTGAGAAGATTGCGAGCAAGGAACGTATCGAAGCCGCCGAACTGGCCTTCGATGAGCAGGAACTAGCGATCAAAACGCAAATTGAGCAAGAACAGTTTGAAGCGCAGCAGGAAGCCGAAGGTTATAAATTTGCACAAGAGGTAGAGCAGAGGGACGAAGACAGAAAGGAGCGTAAGAGTGAGTGACGACGTACTGTCTTTACTTAAAAAAAAGATTCGTGATCAAATGAACGACCTGGCTGACCACCTTGCCGTGGGAT